TTTTTTTGATATTGAAACAAATGGACTCTTAGACACAGTGACAGAAGCTCACTGCATGGTCATAATTGATGAAGAAAATAATGTCACAAAATATCGCCCCTCGGAAGTCCATCAGGGAGCCAAACGGCTCCTTGAGGCAATCCGGGAGGGTGATTTTATTTGTGGTCATAATGTCATCAACTTCGACCTCCCTGCCTTAGAGAAACTCTATCCAGACATCAAGGTGCCTTATGCACTACAAGGGAATGTCGTGGATACCCTTGTCCTATCCCGCCTGATCTATGGCAACATCAAAGATAGTGACAACGGACTCTTACGAACAGGTAGACTGCCCGGTAAACTATATGGTTCTCATGGCTTAAAAGCTTGGGGCTTCCGCTTAGGGGAACTTAAAGGAACCTATGCCGAAGAAACATCAGACGCTTGGACGCACTTCTCTGAGGAGATGCTCACCTACTGCGTTCAGGACGTAGTGGTCACAAAGCTCCTCTACGAGAAACTGATGAGTAAAAACTACCCGAAAGCTCCTATTATCCTTGAACATCAAGCACAGTGGCTCATGGCAAAACAAGAACGAAACGGTTTCCCATTTGATGTATTCAAAGCGCAGGAGCTGGAAATAGACCTCAGAAGTCGCAGTGCAACTCTTGATGCTATCTTAAGACAGCAAGTGCCATTGATTCCCGATAAAGTATTTATCCCTAAAAGAGACAATAAAACTAAAGGTTATATTGCTGGTGTTCCTATCCAGCGATACAAAGACTTCAACCCAAACAGTCGTCAGCAGATTGAATGGATTATTAAAAACCATTTCAAGTACATTCCTGATAACGAGGAACTTTTTGAGGAAGGAACAGACCGCCTCAAGATTGACGATATCACTTTTGGTTACCTAAAGACTGACGCAGAAGCTCCAGAAAAACTCCGAAAGATTGCTGGTATCTTTGAAGAATATCTGATGATATCCAAACGCATTGGACAACTTATTGATGGAAAATATGGTTGGCTTAAGTGCGTTAAGGAAGACGGACGTATTCACGGTTCTGTTAATCCTTGTGGTGCTATTACTGGACGAGCTACCCACGCAGCTCCCAATGTAGCCCAAGTGCCGTCCGCAGGTAGTCCATATGGTAAAGAGTGTCGCAGCTTATTCACTGTCCCCAAAGGATGGTATCAGGTAGGTGTCGATGCATCCGGTCTGGAACTTCGCTGTCTGGCTCACTTTATGTATCCTTACGACAATGGGGCTTATGCCCATGAAATACTCAATGGCGACATCCACACAGCCAATCAGCTCGCCGCCGGGCTTCCCGAGCGTAACCAAGCAAAAACCTTTATCTACGCCTTTCTGTATGGCGCAGGTGATGCCAAAATTGGCAAGATTGTCCATGGAACAGCGAAGGATGGCAAGAGACTCAAAAGGGAGTTCCTTAAAAAGACTCCAGCTATTGCCGACCTTAAGGCAGCCATAACGAACGCTTTGGTTGCTGAGGAACATCACGGTAAGGTTACCAAATGGAAGCGCAGATATCTCAAGGGTCTTGATAGTCGCCCACTACAAGTGCGGTCGCTCCATTCAGCTCTCAACCTGCTCCTTCAATCAGCGGGTGCACTTATCTGCAAAAAGTGGATAGTGCTTCTCGAAGAAAACCTGCTTGCACTTGGTCTTGACCACGGAAAAGATTTTCAATACATGGCGTGGGTTCACGATGAAGTACAGGTTGCCTGCCGGACAAAAGAGATTGCTGAAACTGTCGTTAAGGTAGCTCAGGAATCCATGAGACAGGCACAAGACTTTTTCGGTTTCAGAGTGCAACTGGATACCGAAGGAAAGATAGGTAAAACGTGGTGCGATTGTCATTAATTTTATGCCTATTGTTGTCAGCCTTTTACTTTCAAGATGTTACCCTTACAGCCTACACAGCATCCGTTGAGGAATGCGGTAAGGCTGACGGGATAACAGCGAGTGGCACTAAGGCTACACAAGGACGAACTATAGCCGCCGATCATTTACCTTTTGGGACCCTCGTGGAAATTGATGGTCACCTTTATACCGTTGAAGACCGCTTTGGTGGCGGTTACACTAACAAAATTGATATTTACTTTGACAATTATATGGATGCCATAAACTTTGGCAGACAGCAACGGATTGTCAGAGTTTACTACTAAGGAGGAAATTAAATTATGGATAATATGGATAAAATTAAATTAACAGTATGTTGTGGTGTAATTTTTATAATGTTTATGCTTGGATTAAGCTGTTTGAAAATTGTTGAAACAGGCGAACGAGGTGTTGTACTGCGTATGGGTAAATTTGTAGGCATAATGGATGAAGGGTTAAACTTTAGAATCCCTCTCATTGATAAGGTCGAAAAACTGAACATCCGTGAAGTCAATTTTTCATCTACAGGTGAAGTATCTAGTAAAGATATGCAAACTATCCATGTGGATGTAAGCCTGATTTATGCCTTAAATCCCGCAGAAGTCGGGCGTGTTTATCAAAAGTACAGTACTAAATATGAAGAAACTTTAATTAAACCAACATTAGCTGAGATCACAAACTCTATCATTGCTAATTATCCGATTGAGGAATTTGTAGAAAAACGTACAGAAATTTCAAATAAAATTAACCAAGCTTTCGTAGAAAAGACAACAAATAGTGGTATTGTCGTAAAAAGCTTACTCATTACAAACCATGATTTTAGTGACGAATATAATAAAGCAATCGAAAGTAAAAAAGTTGCTGAACAGGGAGCTTTGAAAGCAAAGTATGATTTAGAACGTGTAACACTTGAGGCCAGAGCGCAACAGGAGAAACAAAAGTCTTTATCGCCTATGGTTTTACAAGAGAAAGCAATCGACAAATGGGATGGTAAGCTACCAAATTATTATAGCGGTAATAACCTTCCTTTTTTGACACTGAATAAATAAGGAGGCAAAGAAATAACTATGGCTAAGAAAAAACAAAAAACTGTAAATATCTCATGCCCTAAATGCGGACACCCTTTGCTATCCTTAGGGGACCTTGTAGAACCCGCTAAGGTTACCATTCAGTGTCCTTGTGGTTACACTTTGAAAACTAAGGATATCACAGGAGGAAATTGATGACCCCGCATTACAAAAAAGAACTTCGAGAAATTGCCAACAAACACGGTTACTCTGTACGCTCAGAGGAACGTCTTAACGCCTTATCAGACAAATTTCTCGGGCAAGTAACTAAGTACGGAAGGATGTATTGCCCTTGTCAGAATGTCCGTGATGAGGATACCATTTGTCCTTGTAGATACATGAGGTCTTATGGTGTCTGTAAGTGTGGGTTGTTTATTAAGGAGGAAGCTCATGGCAAACAAGAAGAAAACCTCTAAGACCTTCTTTGACTACCACCCGGACTTTCCTCGTGATAAGTCACATCTTATCCAGCTCTGTCTCCCACGTGAAAAAATGAATAACAAAAAGACACCTCGGTTTCCCTTGATGTACTCAGAGAAACTTGACGGTGTCTTTTGTTTTGCACTATGCGATCTCACCAGTGTCCACATCTTTAGTCGCACAGGTGAAGAATATCTGAGCCTTGAACACCTCAAACCCGAACTCTACGACATTTCTAAGACCCTTTGTACTGATGTAATTATATTTGAAGGATACGCCAAAGGTGTCCCCCAACCTACTGTAAGCGGCTGGTGTCGAGACACAAAGAACCAACACTATGAAGTAGGAGCGTACATTCACGATGCCCTTAGCCTTGATGAATTTTGGGGAATGTGTAAAACTCGTCCATACGAAGAACGCTATCAGGCGTTAGAAAGTATAGAAGATTGGCAATACAACTACCGACACGCTTTTCTCGTACCACAATACTATGCTGATACATGGTCAGACATAGAGAAAGCTGCTAACCACATATGGAAAATAGGCGGTGAAGGCTTAGTTGTCCGAGACCCCTGTGCTATTTACAATCCCGGCAAACGCAACGAAACCATGATAAAAATTAAGAAGGATATTAGCTATGACCTGAAAGTTCTCAGTCTTCAAGAGGGAACCGGGAAGTACAAAGGTATGACTGGTGCGCTTGTCTGTCAGTTCCGAGACGGCAAAGAAGTTGTTGTCGGCACTGGTCTCACAGATGCCCAACGGAAACGCTGGTGGTCTGAGTTTTTCTATGATGAAGTTGTGGGTAAAATCGTACAAATTGACGCTATGACTGAGAGTACCAAAGGAGTCCTAAGGGAGCCTCGGTTCAAAGGTATACGTCACGACAAAACAGAAGGAGATTTTTAAATTTGTCTACTAAGCAGCAACCGCTTCGCATCCTCTTTGATGCCGACATGGTAGTTTTTAGGGCTACCTCCTCTGTCGAAACCCCTATCCAATGGGGAAACGACCTTTGGACTCTCCATGCAGACGCAGGGGAAGCCCAAGCTAAGGTTGATGATACCATTGTTAGCCTCACCGAAAAGGTCTTGAGGCATTACAAACACGAAGGTGAATATGAAATCACAATGTGTTTCTCGGACAACGAGAATTTCAGAAAGAGAATCCTACCGACTTACAAAATTAATAGAGCGGATAAACGCAAGCCAGTCTGCTATTTTGGAGTCAAAAAGTGGGTCGAAGAAAACTTCACCTGTTACCAAAGACCGGGCTTGGAAGCTGATGATTGTATCGGCATCCTTGCAACGGTAAAAGGCAGCAACTCTATTATTGTGTCGGGTGATAAGGATTTCAAAACAATTCCTGGTCGATTCTATGACTTCCTGCGGAATGAGTTTTACGACATAACTCAAGAAGAAGCTGACTACTGGCACCTCTTTCAGACACTAATTGGTGACACCACAGATAACTATAAGGGTTGCCCCGGCTGTGGAGCGGTCTCCGCTAAGAAACTTTTAGATTCCGAGGGAGCCACTTGGGAAACCATTGTGGAAGCCTTTGAGAAAAAAGGGCTGACCGAAAGTGACGCACTGGTTCAAGCGAGAGTCGCAAGGATTCTTAGGGCTTCCGATTATGACTTTGAAACTAAAAAGCCTATCCTATGGTCGCCTAATTAATTGTTCCACATATAACGAAAACACTATCGTTCCAGATAAGTGAGGAGAGGAAGTGATTAACAATATTTGACCTCGAAGACTCTATGATTCCTTTACTACCTAAAGGAGACCTAGAGTATCTCAAACAAGTCTTTAGTTTCTCTGAACTGATGAGGAAGCAACACGCTAACAATGATGAACATATTGGATATATGAAGGGCGTACAGGCTGTCTTAGAGGTTTGCGAAGCTTTAGCAAATCCACCGAGAATGGAGGACTATGACACCTAATGTGTTTTAAAGTCAAGTCACCAAGCGTTGCTAACACACAGGTTACAGCTTCTCAGCTTCTTCCTTCTACGGAAGCTACTGAGCCTGAGAGTCCTGTCTATGGTGAGGGCAGTGACGCTTTCAACAAAAAGAAAGGCAGAGATGCCTTGAAAATCAAAATGAACTCCACCTCTACTGGCTACAATCCAGTAAATATGTAGAACAGGAGGCATTATGTGTAACAAACCAAAAATCAAAAATACCCCTGCCACTGTTGCTGCCACTCCTGTTGCTGCCCCTGAGACAACTACTGTCGCTGATGTCGATACAGCCACCGAGTCTAAGAAAAAGAAGACTGGTAAACAGTCCCTCACTATTGGTATCAGCAATACCAGAGGAACTGGGTTGAACATCTAATGGCAATAGAATTTGTCGAAAAAGCAAAAGAGCTTTATGATCGCCTCGAAAACGACCGTAAATCTTATATCACAAGGGCAGAAGAATGTGCAAAGCTCACAATTCCTTCTTTATTCCCGAAGGAAGCCGACAACAAAGATACCAAATATGATACCCCTTATCAATCCGTAGGAGCCAGAGGACTAAATAACCTAACTGCTAAATTACTCTTGGCGTTATTTCCTCCTAATGCCCCCTTCTACAAATTGACACTGCGTGATGACCTTGCGGCTTATTATGAGGCCGATGCTAACGCTAAATATGAGATTGAGCAAAAGCTCGTCCAGATGGAGCAAATCATCCTCAACTGCATCGAAACATACCAGATAAGGGTAACCATTAATGAGGCTATCAAACAGCTTTTAGTCGCTGGTAATTGTTGTCTGTTCCTTCCTCCGAAAGAAGGAGGTATTAAGCTCTATCGCCTCAATTCCTATGTAATCCAAAGGGATGCCTTAGGAAACGTGATACAGCTTATAGCAACCGACAAACTTACTGTTGCTACGCTCCCACAGGAAGTAAGGTCTCTCATTGATTCCAATAAGAAACCCGAAGAAGAAATAATCGTATACACCCATGTTTACTACAGCAACGAAGATGACCGAATGTACTCCTACCAAGAAGTAGATGGCAAGCAGATACCGGGAACTGAAAATAATTATCCGAAAGATAAATGCCCGTGGATACCTCTGCGCCTCGTGAAAATTGATGGTGAGTCCTATGGTCGTGGTTATGTCGAGGAATACCTTGGTGACCTAAAATCACTTGAAGGACTCCAAAAGGCAATCGTTGAATTAGCGGCGATCGCTGCCACTGTAATTAACCTTGTGAATCCTAATGGTATCACACAGGTTCGCAAAGTAACCGCAACGAAGAATGGTGGTTTTGCACCGGGTCGTATTGAGGATATCCAGACACTACAACTTCAAAAATCTCAAGATATGCAGATAGCAAAACAGACAGCAGATGCCTTAGAAGCTCGGCTGTCTTATGTTTTTATGCTCAACTCTGCTGTTCAAAGGAGCGGTGAACGTGTCACTGCTGAGGAAATCCGGTATGTCGCCGGGGAACTTGAGGATACCTTAGGTGGTATCTACTCTATATTGTCGCAGGAATTACAACTTCCACTGGTACGGAGACTGCTCGCACAGCTTCAAGCTACAGGACAACTCCCGCAAATTCCCGACAACATGATAGAGCCAGCAATCACCACAGGCATTGAAGCCCTTGGTCGTGGTCACGATCTGAGCAAAATAACGAGTTTCTTAACTACTGTTAGGGATATCCCTGAGGCTCAACAACGTATCAACTGGGGTAACGCTATTATCTCGCTGGCTTCTGGTCACAATCTCGACACTACTGGTCTTGTTAAATCGGATGAGCAGATGCAAGAAGAAATGCAACAGCAAGCCATGATGCAAATGGCACAAGCAGCAACACCTAATGTCGCTAAAGGTCTCATAGAAGGACAAGAAGCGGCTCCTACTCAATAACAAGGAGGAACCAATGGAACCCACTGAAAACCAAGAAGTTACCGAAGTGGTAACCGAAGAATCTCACGCCTCTACAGAACCTGACCTTTCACAAGTTGAGGTTATGTCGAACGGACAAGAGATAGATTTAACATCATCGGAAAGTGAAGCTTCGGACGATAAGGCTGCCGAAAGTGAAGAAAAGGTAGCAACTCCGAACCCTGATGATGTCGTACAAAAAGAAGTAAACGAAGCTAAAGCCACTACGGAACAGGTCAAACAGCTTGTTACCGACAAAGGTTTGAACTTTGAAGAACTACAACGAACCTATGATGAATCAGGTGCTTTGACTGAGGCACAGTACACAGAGTTGGAAGCAGCAGGCTATCCAAAAGCTGCTGTAGATGCCTGTATTGCTGGTCTTCAAGCAACCGCTGACAAATTCGTAGGAACCGTCAAGGAATATGCAGGTGGCACCGAAGGTTTTAATCGCATGGCAGCCTTTGTGAAATCCCAAGGAGAAGCACAGGTAGCCGCTTTTAATACTATTATGACCACCGCTGACCTGCCCACTATCAAGGAATACTTGAATGGTGTTAAAGCACAGATGGTAGCTAAGAACGGAACTGCAAATGGTTCTGTCTTAGGCAGTGCAACCTCTGGGGCAACCAAAGGTTTCTCTAATGTCACCGAGATGACAAAAGCAATGGCAGACCCCCGATATGGGCGGGATGCTAAATACACACAATCCGTTGAAGATCGTGTAGCTAATTCCAACATATTCTAAAAAAGGCAGCCTGTGTGCTGTCTATTTTTATTCCCGAAAGGATGATTATTTAACAAATGGCAGATATTACTATTGCAGCTCCCGGTCTAATCCAAGGAGCATCCCCCGCTGACCGTCTCGCATTGTTCTTGAAGATGTATGCAGGTGAAACTATTACTGCTTACACCCAACATTCTGTAACTCTTGGCCGTCATATCGAACGAAATATCACAAGTGGTAAATCCGCCTCTTTCCCTGTATTTGGCCGTGCAGCAAGCTCCTACCTTAAAGCTGGTGCTAATCTTGACGACCTGCGTGTCAACATCCCTCATGCAGAGAAAATCATTGAAATTGATGGTCTGTTGACCTCTGATGTCTTGATTTTTGACCTTGATGATGCTATGGCACATTTTGATGTTCGTGGTGAATACGCTAAACAAGCAGGCGAGGCTTTGGCTGTTGCTCGTGACGGTGCCGTCCTTGCTGAAATCGCAAAACTGGTAGTCGAAGACAAAGAAAATATCACTGGTTTGGGCAAAGGTGCAATAATGTCCACTGCGATCCCTGCTGCATCCATTGGCGAAACCGAAGCAATGGG